AAGACACTGGGACAGTAACCAAAGTGTCCCTGTAGTGTCCCCACACCTTGACGATAGTGCTATACTTAATAAGTAATCGAAAGAAAGCATGATCAACACCGAAGTCAAAGGAACCCTCGCCAAATTGCTGGCAACTGAAAACCTGACTGTGGAACACCGCAAAGTCAGTACCGCATACTTCGACGTTGATGAACGGATTCTGTGTCTTCCTATCTGGGAGCGTGCTTCGAGCACTGTATATGATCTCCTGGTAGGTCACGAGGTAGGTCATGCTCTCTACACCCCCTCAGAGGACTACTCAGACGCCCCTAAGGCGTTTATGAATGTCCTAGAGGATGCTCGTATTGAGCGTATGATGAAGCAGACATATCCTGGTCTTCGTCAAACTTTCTTTGAAGGTTATAAAGAATTGTGGGAAGATAATTTCTTTGGAGTCTCTGAAGAAGAACTTCCCTATATCCCATTCATCGATCGTATCAACCTGTATTTCAAAGGTAATAGTCTGGTTGAATTTTCTGATGAAGAGATGCCATATGTTGTACGTGCTGGACAAACTAAGACTTTCCGAGAAGTTGTTGATCTTGCTGTAGAGATCTATGAGTTCTCTAAACAGAAGCAAGAGGAAAAGGATGAAGATTTCCAAGCACCTCCTGAGCAAGATAATGATAGTAATACCACTGCAGATGATGAAGTTCAGGTAGGTAATACTGAGGATGAAGATAAAGAGTGGCCTACAGAGAGCGATCCAGAAAGCGATCATCGTAATGATCGAGACTTTTCTGATGATCAGGATCCTGATTTAGATACTCCTAGTTACAGTCAGGAGGAGACTGGTGGTAGCGACTTTGACGAAACTGAAAGTATCACTGACAGCGCACTTCAAGAGTCTCTGTCACGTCTTATCTCCGATGATGCTAAGGAATGGATCTATCTAGATCTGCCTCAGTTCAATTATCGTGACTTTACTGAAGGATATGATGACATTCAAAAAGATTTGAAGAAGTGGTTTGATCGTAGTGTTGATGGATTTGTTGATACCGATACCTACAATTACTTCCATAAAAATGTTGCATACGCTGTAGACAAGTACACTTCCTTCAAGAAAGATGCACAGAAGTCTGTAAACTATCTTGTCAAACAGTTTGAGATGAAGAAGTCTGCTGACGAATATAAACGTTCTGCAACTTCTAAGACAGGTGTTATTGATACAAATAAACTGTTCAAATATAAGTTGACTGATGATATCTTCAAGAAAGTTACTGTTGTTCCTGAAGGTAAGAACCATGGTTTGGTGATGTATCTGGACTGGTCTGGTTCTATGCAGTATCAATTGCTTGATACCTTGAAGCAAACTTACAACCTCATTTGGTTCTGTCGCAAGGCAAATATTCCCTTCCGTGTGTATGGATTCCAAAGCGGATTGCGTCCAGATCAAGCTCCTCCTGTCAATCACAGTAGGGGTACTGGTATTACTCTTGCTGAGGACTTCAAACTTTTTGAGTTCTTCTCTTCCCGCCAGAATCGCCAGTCTTTGGATGAATCCATGCGACTAGTCTGGACTCAAGTATTTGCTTTCGCTGGTCATCGTATTCCATATTGCAACAAGTACACACTTGGTGGCACTCCTTTGGTCGAAGCGGTTCTTTGCACTCGTCAGATTGCACAAGAACTTAAAAAGGTTGAACAAGTTCAGAAAGTTACTATCATTTCTCTTACTGACGGTGAGTCTAATCCGATGATGTTTGCTCAGAAGATTGACGCTAGTCATGATTATCTTGGTAGAGAATATAAGAACACCTATCTGTGTCATCAGATCAGTAAAGTTTTTATTCTTCGCGATCCTGTTACTGGGTATTCTCGTAAAATCAATCCCTCTGCATATTACACTACTAGAGAGATTGTTTCTTTCTACAGAGAGATTACTGATTACAATTGGGTTGGTATTCGTATCTGCAACAAAGGTGAACTCACACGTCTAATTCGTTGCTTGGATATTCAAGTTGATGAAGGTGCTATCGATAAGCAGTGGAGAAAGGAGAAGTTTGCCTCTCTGAAGAATGTTGCTGGATTTGCCGAGTCTTTTTATATGCCTGATAAGAATACAGGTATGGGAACTGCAGAACTTAGTGTCAATCAGAAGAGCGAAGTTGCTACTAAGACTGAGTTGACCCGTGCTTTCAAAAAGCACATGGGTTCTAAGATGATGAACAAGACTGTTCTGAATGCATTCATAGACCAGATCGCATAGTGGCACATGGGGTGGTCACACCCCACACTCGTCTGCTATAATTAATCCATACAAACAAACAATCCAATGCCTTTCGCCCCCAATCCTGTTACCACCGAAGATCTTGTTCAGTATCTTAATGAGCATGTCGGAACTGAAGTCGGATGTAAGAACATCCGTGAGGCAGCAAAGCAATTGAACGTATCTTACGCTACTGCTTGCAAACGCCTTAAGTCTTATAAATCAGGTACGGGCAAGTGGAACCTGACCGCTCAAGAAATTGAGCGAGCATATGATGCTCCTTCTGCTCAACCTGCCGTTGAAATCTCTTACATCCCCTCCACCGATGATTCCTACGTCCAGTTTGGTAACTTCAATACTGTTAAAAAAATTATTCAGTCCCGTCTATTCTACCCTGCATTTATCACGGGTCTCTCGGGTAATGGTAAAACGCTCTCTGTTGAGCAAGCGTGCGCCTCAACAAAGCGAGAGTTGATCCGTGTCAACATCACCATCGAAACGGACGAAGATGATCTTATTGGCGGTTTCCGTCTCGTCAATGGTGATACTGTTTGGCACAATGGTCCTGTCATCGAAGCTCTGGAACGGGGAGCTGTGCTGCTTCTAGATGAGATTGATCTTGCTAGTAATAAGATTCTTTGCCTTCAGTCAGTTTTGGAAGGAAAGGGTGTATTCTTGAAGAAAATCGGAAAATACATCCATCCCAAGGCAGGTTTTAATGTTATTGCAACTGCAAATACTAAAGGTAAAGGCTCTGATGACGGTCGCTTTGTTGGAACTAATGTTCTTAATGAAGCTTTCCTTGAGCGATTCCCCGTCACCTTCGAGCAAGATTATCCAGTTGCCTCTGTGGAGACAAAGATTCTTCTGAATGCTGGTGCCGATCAAGACTTTGCAGATAACCTGGTCAAGTGGGCAGGTGTAATCCGTAAAACTTTCTTCGACGGTGGGGTTGATGAAGTCATTACCACTCGTCGTCTGGTTCATATTGTTCAAGCATTTGGTATCTTTGGTAATCGCTTGAATGCAATCAAGGCATGTGTCAATCGTTTTGATGATGACACTAAGCAATCCTTCCTGGATCTTTATACAAAGGTTGACGCAGGAGAGGAAACGGAGTACAATGATGGAGATGAATCCTTTTGATTATGAAATACAATGAAGAGGCACTCCTGAAGGAGTTGAAAGATTACATCGCGGGCACATACAATCAGCACTATGCAACTGATAAGATTCAGACGCTAGACCTGATTGATGCCTGTGGCGATGCTGAGGCGTTCTGCAGATCAAACATTCTGAAGTATGCCTCTCGTTACGATAAGAAGGGCACTGCCCGTCGTGACATTATTAAGATCCTACATTATGGATTGTTGCTGCTTTATTTCAGCGACCAAAGTTCAAACCGTGAAGAGTATCCTCAATGACAGTAATTTCCCGCCCAACAATTGAAGTCCTTAAGAACTTTTGTTCAATCAACAAATCTATCGTTATCAAACCTGGCAATCAAGTTGCTACTCTCAGCATTAATAAGAACATTCTTGCTATCGCTGATGTTGAAGAACAGTTCGATACGCAGATTAGCATTTATGATCTGGGTGTATTTATTGGAGGTTTGTCTCTCTTTAATGAACCCAAGATCGATACAACCCAAAGCAATTATATCACCGTAAGTGATGAGAGGGGTAAGTCTAAGACTCGTTATTTCTACGCTGATCCTGATGTCATCGTTCAACCTCCTGAGAAAGAGATCACTCTGCCCTCTGTAGATGTTGAATTCAATCTGTCTTCTAACACTCTTGCACAGTTGCAGCGAGCAGCATCTGTGTATGCTCTGCCCGATCTGTGTCTGTATGGATTCGATGGATCATTGCAATTGTGTGTGACTGATAAAAAGAATGATACCTCTAACAGTTACTCTGTTGAAGTTGGTGAGACTGATGACAATCAGTTCTGCTATTGTTTCAAAGTAGAGAACCTCAAACTTCTTCCTGGTGACTACAAAGTTTCTATCAGCAAACAAAACGTAGCACTGTTTGAAGGGGAAAACATCAAGTACTACATCGCACTCGAACCCTCCGTTTCCTGATTTATTTTTTTATTATGAATGATTTCCTTTGGGTTGAAAAGTATCGACCTCAAAAGGTTGAAGACTGTATTCTTCCTAAATCTGTGAAGTCTACCTTCCAGAGTTTTATTGATCAAGGTGAGATTCCTAATCTCTTGCTTTCTGGAACTGCTGGTGTTGGTAAGACTACTATTGCTAAAGCACTCTGTAACGAACTGGGAGCAGATTACTATGTTATCAATGGGTCTGATGAAGGTCGATTCCTGGACACTGTACGCAATCAAGCAAAGAACTTTGCTTCTACTGTGTCTCTCACTGCTTCTGCTCGTCACAAGGTTCTTATCATCGACGAGGCAGACAATACAACACCTGATGTTCAACTTCTACTCAGGGCGTCGATTGAGGAGTTTCAAAAGAACTGTCGATTCATCTTTACTTGTAACTTCAAGAACAAGATCATCGAGCCGCTACATAGTAGGACGACTGTCGTAGAGTTCAATGTTCGTGGACAGACTAAGCAAGAGTTGGCAGGTGCTTTCTTCAGTAGGTGCCAAGATATCCTCAAACGCGAGGAGGTCGCCTTCCAACCTAGAGTTGTTGCTGAAGTCGTACAGAAATACTTCCCAGACTTCCGAAGAACCCTCAATGAGTTGCAGCGATACGCAAGCACAGGGTCTATTGACACTGGCATTCTGGCGACGCTAGGTGATGCAAACATCAATACCCTGGTCGATAGTCTCAAAAACAAGAAATTCAACGATGTAAAGAAGTGGGTGACACAGAACCTAGATTCTGATCCCACATCTATTATGCGTAAACTTTATGATAATCTGTCTACTGTGATGGATGGTCCTAGTGTTGCCGCTGCTGTTCTAATTATTGCTGAGTATCAATACAAGTCTGCATTTGTTGTAGACCAAGAAATTAATCTGCTCGCTTGTCTTACTCAACTAATGCTGGAGTGTAATTTCAAATGAAAGATGTGAAACTGATTAGGATGATCACTGGAGAAGAGATCATCGCTGAAGTTCTTGATTGGAAAGATGGTGTTCTTACTATCAAGAATGCTTTGCTAGTAATTCCTCAACAGAATCAAGTTGGGTTTGCTCCTTGGGCAACGGTAATCGATCCAGAGCATCCTGAGATTGGTCTTGATATGAAGCATGTTATCTACAGTGTTGAGGTAGCAGAAGCAGTTGCAGACCAGTACAATCAAATCTTTGGTAACAAAATTATTACTACTCCTGAAGAGAAGAAACTTATTCTATGACCGCTCTGAAAACTCCCCTTCGTTATCCTGGTGGGAAGTCTCGTGCTGTCAAAAAGATGGCACCCTTCTTTCCGCTCTTCAAAGACTATACTGAATATCGTGAACCATTTCTCGGCGGTGGTTCTGTAGCACTTTATATCACTCAGATGTATCCTCATCTGGATATTTGGGTGAACGATCTCTACGAACCGCTTTACAATTTCTGGCGTGAACTACAGGAGAATCCTGATGAAATTAGGTCCCAACTCATCCAACTTAAACAAAGGCACCCTGACCCCTCTTCCGCAAAATATCTTTTCCAGGAGTCTAAAGAGTATCTCGGGAATGACCCCCGACGCTGTGATGCTACGGCTCGTGCTGTCAGTTTCTATATTGTTAACAAGTGCTCTTTTTCTGGTCTCACAGAGTCCTCGTCCTTTTCAAAACAAGCGTCCGACAACAACTTCTCCTTCAGGGGATTTGACAAACTGCCATACTACTCACAAGTCATCAGAAACTGGAAGATCACAAATCTTTCTTACGACGCCCTGATGACAGATGACAAAAAAACTTTTGTTTATCTAGATCCCCCTTACGAAATTAAGTCAAACCTTTACGGTAAGAAGGGGAATATGCATAAAGGGTTTGATCACGACGACTTTTATTATACTTGCGATCGATATGTTTGTGACCAAATGGTCTCTTATAACTCTTCTAATCTCATTAAGTCTAGGTTTATTGACTGGAAACCTTATGAGTACGATCATACTTACACCATGCGATCAGTCGGTGAATACATGCAAGACCAACAAAAACGTAAAGAACTCCTGCTCCTAAACTATGTCGTATGATGAAAGGTATCCCTTAAAGGATTATCTAAACACTATCAATCTTACTAAAAAGTATTTGATGGATGAGGATCCTGGTTGGGAAAAGAACTATCCTCCATATGTAATTAACAAGTGCATGTCGCAACACATGGACACAATCATGTTTGCGAATGAGATGAATCAGTATCAAGGTCTAGACAAGAAACTACAATATGATTTCTTTATAAATATCGTCAGACCCCGCAAGAGATTTTCTCCTTGGGGTAAGAAACAAAAGGTGAAAGATCTTGAACTTGTCAAGCAATATTATGGTTATTCAACCGAAAAAGCATTGCAGGCACTGCGGATTCTATCTCCTGAACAACTTGAAATTATCCGAGATAAATTGAATAAAGGGGGTAAGACCAAATGAGTGAACTTAAAGAAGTTCAGTGGACTAAAGATGATATGGTTGAGGTGAATCTAAAGGAACCAGATGATTTCCTGAAGGTGCGTGAAACTCTTACCCGTATTGGTGTCGCTTCTAGAAAAGAAAAGAAGTTGTACCAGTCGTGTCACATCTTGCATAAGAAGGGACAATATTACATTGTTCACTTCAAAGAATTATTTGCATTGGATGGAAAGAGAGTAAACCTTTCCGAAAACGATATTCAGCGTAGGAATCGTATTATTAAGTTGCTATCAGACTGGGGTTTGGTGGAGATTGTAAACGATCAATATGTTTCTGATGCTGCTCCGCTTAGTCAAATTAAAGTCATCGCTTACAAAGAAAAGGGTGACTGGACTTTAGAGTCAAAATATAATATTGGCAAGAAACGTCAAGAATCTTCTAGCTAAATAGAGCTGCCATAATTTGTTGATATATGCCAGAAGAAGTAAAAAAGAAAGAAGAACCTAAAAAGAAAGGTATTCTAGGTAAACTCAAAGAGGCATCTGAAGACAAAGAAGAACAGTTGGCGATTCTGTCTACATTTGTAAGGTTAGGAATCTTAATATGGTCTGGTGGTATTCTCACTTTAGCGTATGTAGATCTGCCTAAGGCACTTCAGTTTCC